AATATTAAATCAAACCCAAACTTTAAACTCTAAAAGGTAACGCAAATGTCCGAACTAAACGAACAACATCTGCTAGAAAAGTGGGCGCCTCTTCTGAACTTTGACGGCCTTGACCCCATCAAGGATTCTCATCGTCGGAAGGTAACCGCTATTCTGCTAGAGAACCAAGAAAAAGAACTCCGTGAGACCAATGCTTTCAATAATGGTCTCCTTATGGAAACTACCCTAGGTAACGCCCCTGGCGCTTCCGGTGGTTTCAGTGGTTCAGCCGCTGCTGGTGGTCCAGTAGCCGGTTTCGACCCAATCCTAATCAGCCTGATTCGTCGGGCCATGCCTAATCTGGTTGCTTATGATCTTGCTGGCGTACAGCCCCTGACTGGTCCTACTGGTCTTATCTTCGCCATGCGCTCTCGCTATAGCAGCCAGACTGGTACTGAGACTTTCTACAATGAAGTTGATACTTCATTCTCTGGTCAAAACAGTGGTCGTAGCCTAACCGCCGGTATTAGCTCTGCTGCTTCTGGTCTAGGTACTACTGCTGGTCAGCAAGGCACCAACCCTGGTCTACTCAACCCAACCGGTTCCGCTGATCAGGCTGCTTATAACCTTGGTCAAGGTATGGTAACTGGTGACGCCGAAAACCTTGGTAACGGCGATAACAACCAGTTCAACGAAATGAGCTTCTCTATCGAGAAAGTTCTTGTTGAAGCACAGAGCCGTGCGCTACGTGCTGAGTACACCCTAGAGCTTGCCCAGGACCTCAAGGCCATTCACGGTCTTTCTGCCGAGGCCGAGCTGGCTAACATTCTGTCTACCGAAATTATGGCCGAAATTAACCGTGAGGTTATTCGTACCATTTATAAGGTGGCCGAACAGGGTGCAGCCGTAAATACCGCAACTCCTGGTGTATTTGACCTTGATATCGACAGCAACGGTCGTTGGTCCGTTGAGAAGTTTAAGGGTCTTCTTTTCCAAATCGAGCGCGATGCAAACGCTATCGCCCAGCGTACTCGTAGAGGGAAGGGTAACGTAATCATGTGCTCCGCTGACGTAGCCTCTGCGCTAACCATGGCCGGTGTACTCGATTATACTCCTGCTCTTAATGCTAACCTGAACGTAGATGATACTGGCAATACTTTTGCTGGTGTTCTTATGGGTAAGTATCGCGTCTTTATCGATCCTTATTCTGCCAACGTTAATGCTACTCAGTATTATGTTGTTGGTTACAAGGGGTCTTCTCCCTACGACTCAGGAATTTTCTATGCGCCATACACGCCATTGCAAATGGTTCGTGCTGTAGATCCTAAGACTTATCAGCCTTCCATCGGATTTAAGACTCGTTATGGCATGGTAGCAAACCCATTCGCTGAGGGTGAAACTAAGGGTCTTGGTGAACTCAAGATTAATAGCAACCGCTACTACCGAAGGGTTGCGATCAAAAATTTATCCTGATTTTGGTATCATTTGATACAAAATATAAGAGGTGGGAAACCGCCTCTTTTTTATTGTCAACTGTCTGGATACTTTTTCCTACATTTATAATGTTTATGATGATTCCTTTCACCAGCGGCTACCGAATACATTTTAGAGCGGTTTAAACCACGCTCTTTACAAAAATCGGAAAGATTAACCACTTCTAGCTCTTCGCCTTCAGGTGTTATAACAATCCATTCTTTTTGTTTGGCCTCAATATTCTTCCTTAATGCATCTTCTTGTAGGGCGGCTGCACGAAGTTTTGCTTTAGATTCTTCAGTATGACGACGACCTCTAGCTTTTTCGCCCATTTTTCTCCGTTGTTCCTCACTTTTGGGAACTCCTTTAAACCTCTCGCTCGTTAATTTTTTATTTTTTTCACTACATTTTCTTCCCCTATTTTTGTCGCCAATAAGTTTCTTTGTGTCTTCACTATGGGTTCTCCCATAAAAAGGATTTAGTTCGCCATACTTTGGAGCCGGTTTATTTGCAAGATAAAAATTAAATAAAATGCCGCCTTCATCATAACCAATTCGACCGTATTTTCTAATTTCTAGTTCTTCTAAATCGTAGGCATATTTTTCTGTCATATTTTCTTGAATTTTAAGAATTACCGGCTCAATACCTTTGGCCCTAAGTTTTATAATGTGCCCAGTTAATCTTTTATTTCTAGTAGTCTTCATCGTATCAGAAAGATGTTGATAACATCTACGGTTTTTGCCTTTGCCAACATAAAAAGGCATCCCGGTCGTAGGGTTGATCAAGTGATAGACATAATAGACCGGATCAAGGGAGTAATCGGAATCAGAAACCAGTTCAAACATTTTTTATCGACTCAATTGCGGAAATTATATTATATATCTCCCGATTTGTCAACCCCCAACCCATAAGTAAGACTCCCACAATCCCAGATTTTCTCATAACCCATCTCACGGACCTTCTCATACTCGGTACAATCATAAGCCCCAATAAACTTCTTCTGGAACCTCATGCGGTTATAACGCCTCAAACAACTACTGTCAACATAAAAATAAGAAGGCCCATTAACCCTGATTAATTCAAACCCATTCTTCCCATAAACATCACCACACGATATGCGTCTATCAGCATAACTAACAACAGAGCCGCCATAAAAACCAATAAAATACTTCAACAACTTACTAAAGCCCCCAACAACAGTATAACCACCCAGACACGAAAACCTGGATAATTCCCAGTCAAAATTCTTATTAAACCTAGAACCGCAGAAAGTCATTACCGCAACCAAATTACCCTCATAAAAAAGACCCAGTTTTACCTTACTTTTGTCTTCTCCTTGGATATGATTTTGATTTAAAAAAGAATTCTTCTCAGAAACACTAATTTCCTTTATCAAACACTTTCTACCATAAATTCTCTCATTTAATCCCAACTTGCTCTTTATAATATTCTTAACAATATCCTCTTTAAACTTCCATTCATCACTAAAAAACTGAAGTAATTGAATACCTTGTTTTTCACACTCAATAGTTTTTTGTAAGTGATAATTTCTCCCTTTAATAAGACCCTCTTTCTCTTCCCAGGGTCTATAAAGATGTGAATAAAGCCCATTATATTCAATGGCGATATTTTTCTCTGGTATAAAAATATCTAATTCCTTACCATTAAGAATAGATCTATTTGACTGCCGAATTTCTTGATCATAAACACTACTCAACCATTTATAAACACTATTTTCTTCTTTAGATATCTTTTTGATTTTCCTTTCATAAGAATTACTTGGTCTTGCCTCGATCTCATGAACCGACATCCACCTAGATACAGTCCCTTTTGTTGTATTAAGATTTTCGGCTATTTGTTCGGTGGTTAGTCCTGATTCATAAAGATCTGATAATTCTTCTCTCGATTGCAGGATCTTATTTGCATTGACGTTTCTTTGCCTTGCATCAAACAGATCATTAAGACCAAATTCTTTTAATTTATTTCTAATCGAAACCTCTCCAATTTTTAGGTCTTTTGCAATCTGCTCTACCGATTTTTGAAGGATAATTCTTTGGTGGTATAATTCCTCTTTGGTGATAATAGGGGTTTTATTTTTTAAGGAATGGTCATTATTGAAGAATTTCCTAAAGCCCTCTTCAGGTCTGGTTTGATTAAGGGCCGCTGGTAGACCACAACCACAAATGCAAAGGGGTGGAGTGGTTATATCGTTTAAAAGTACGTAGACTCTATGTTTATTTCTTACTTTAGTATAATGAGCGTCTAAAAAGGACGTTTTTTCTTCTAGGTTTTTGATAAACTCTTGATTTTTTGTTAGCCTTATAAATAGGGCAGGATCGGTCCATGAGTTCTGGAGTAGTTTTTGAAAATCGTCCATAAATAGTAAAAAGTCTTTGTAATATGCCGAATTTTCCTTATGCTCAACCTACGCAAAACCAAGTAGAAAACAGAAACTTCCTCCAGCCAACCCAGTTTCTTTTTACCTTGAGCAAGGCCCCTAAAGTCTCGTTTTATTCTAACACATCAAACATTCCATCGATGACCTTGGGTCTAGCCGATTTTCCGACGCCTTATAAGGACCTTTATGAACCAGGAGATAAAATAACATTTGAAGATTTTAACCTTAGATTTTTGGTTGATGAGAACCTTGAGAATTATTTAGAAATCTATAAATGGCTAAAAGGTCTTGGATATCCAGAAAGTTTACACCAAATTTATGACTTACAAAAAAGCGAAGGAGGTCTTTATTCTGACGGAACCTTGCAGGTCCTAAACAGCAATCAACGTCCAAACTTTATGGTTAAATACTATGACCTGTTTCCTTATGGTCTGACGACCCTGTTGTTTGACTCGACCCTTACGGATTCAGATCCATTTACTGCAGAAGTAAAATTTAAATATACTTATTTTGAAATTGTAGACGCTAACGGAAACCCTTTATGATGTATGGTTAACAACACCATAAAAAAGTTTAAATGAATCAACACATTTTAGAAAAGTTTGTTTTGAATCTTCAGTTTCAATTACAACATCTTCGGTTCTTCCTGAACTATAAAGAATCTCATAAAGAAACACCGTCTCATTATTTTCTTTGAGTTCCTTGACAAACTTTACAATCTCATCAAAATTTTTACCCTTAATTTTATAAGATTGCCACCCAAACATTTTGTGATTATAAAGTGCGGCAGGTTTTAGTAAAAACCCATCAATATAATCTTTAATTTGATTTACATAATTAATCGTATTTTCTTTTAGATTTTCCGGGATTTCTTCGTGGCAAAACTCATAATTCTTTTCCATATTGGAAAGTGAATATTCCAGCCACTCATCAAAATCAAAAGTAATACCATAGTTTTCCTCTGGGATTTCTTCGTCTTCCCATTCAAACTTTTTATTCTCGGCAAATTTTTGGATTTTATTGAAATGAGACACTAGTGCATTATGAGTTTCCGTATCCATAACTGCAAGGTTCTCATTGTATTCATAAGTTTTAGCCATTTTTCACATCCTAATGTTTTGTAAGTTTTGGAGATGCCCAGACATTTTTTTAATGTATTCTTCTTTAGTTAAACCAGAATTATGATAATTATCTTTATTAATTTGGTCTAAAATAAGTCTTATACAATAATCAATTGTTTCTGTAGCGTCTATAGTATTATTATCCTGGGAATTGTTGTTTTGTTCAGTCATTTTTTACCTTATAATGTTTTTAAATTTCAAGAGCAGACATCTGCCCCATATTTAGTCTAAATACATCACTGTCCCCCTTTAAAATTATGAAACTAAATGAAATTGAGGCCATGTGGAAAGAGGATTCAGAAATGGATCCGGATAATCTACATGAAGAGGCCCTTAGAATTCCTATGCTTCACAGCAAATATCATGAGATCCAAAACAGATTTTATGAGCTAAAAAAGGAATTTGAGGCCAAATATAATGCCCTATATGCCGAAAAGACTTTTTATTACTTAG